GGAACAGGCGAATTATTTGAATGGACAGGGCATCGTAACGGCTTTGAATTGGATCGGAGGTTGGCGCGCGTGGGGCAACCGCACCGGCGCGTATCCGGCTGTAACAGACCCGAAGGATGCCTTTATTCCTATCCGTCGGATGTTCGACTGGATTGGCAACGAATTCATCCTGACGTTCTGGCAGAAGGTTGATAAGCCAATGACAAAACGACTGATAAGAACCATCGTGAACAGCTACAACATACGGTTGAACGGGCTTGCCGCGCGGGAATTTATTCTGGGCGGACGCGTGGAGTATTTGGAGTCGGAGAATCCAATAACGGATTTAATGGACGGTATTTTGCGATTCCATATCTATGTCACGCCGCCGCCTCCGGCGGAGCAAATTGTGGGAATATTGGAGTTTGACCCGCAGTATCTACAGACCCTGTTTAAGGCCGTAGGTTAGGAGGTGCAGGCATGAGTAATATCGTACCGGAAAAGGGTATAAATTTTGCTGTCTACTACGATGGCGAAGATATGCTGGGTATGGCGGAAGGTGAACTACCAAACTTTGAATTTATGAGCGAGACGGTAAAAGGCGCCGGGATTGCCGGAGAATTTGATTCTGTTGTACTCGGACATATCTCATCCATGAAATTGTCTCTGACGTGGCGTAACACTACAAACGCTTTTGTTAGATTGGCGCACCAGAGGGCGCATGACCTTTATTTGTATTCGGCGCAGCAGGACTATGATGCCGGGCTTGGCGAATATAAAGTCAACAAGGTAGCAGTGTTTGTAAAAGTTATCCCGAAGACGCTAAATATAGGAAAGTTAGCTGTAGGCGAGATGACGGACACAAAGACGGAGTTCGAGGTGCTGTATTTGAAACTGGAAATTAACGATAAGGAACGCATTGAGGTTGACAAGTTGAATTACATCTTCAAGGTTGACGGCGTGGATTATCTCGCGGGCGTCCGTTCCGCGCTCGGAAAGGAGTAAACATGAAAATTCAGTTAAAAAAAGCGCTGAGGCATAAAGGCAAGGAACTGTTTGAACTTGACATTCCGCTGGAAGATTTAACCGGCTCGGACTTGATCGAGGTCGAACAGGAACTTTTCAGGTCGGGGAAAGTTTCGTTAATGCCGGATTACTCGAAAGTTTATCTCATTCGAGTCGCGGCAAGGGCGGCAAAAATACCGGCTGAGGTTATGGAGAATCTTTCCGCGCGTGATTTTACGGTTGTGACAAATAGGGTGCAGAATTTTTTGATGGCATCGGACTCCGGGACAGACGAAGGATTTTCGAGCCCGGAGGCCGAAGAAGCCCAGAAAGCCGGCCCGGAAACGTCCTCCGCCGGATAGCCGTTCGTTTGGCGCGCGCCGACACGGGAACGCCGGTCACGGAGTGGCTGGCGCTTCCTGTCCGGGATTTGCCCGAATGGTGCGAGATCGTGGCGGACGAGCAAAAATTGATGGAGCGGGAGTTGGAGAAGAGAAGGCGGGAAAAGTAAAAAAGTTGCGGGTTGCGATGGAGTGTGTTAAAATACAGAACAGAGAGAAAAAAAGGGAACGCGCAAACGTCCCCTCAGTCGTAAACCGCTTGGCGGTGAATGGCTGAACTCTAAAATAAGTTTAGAGCTATAAAAAAATAAGCCACCGTGCCAAAGGCGGGCTTATTTTTTTATGGATATTATCGCAACGATTAGTTTTGTGATAGAATAGAGTTCAGCGTGAAGGGGTGCTGAACCCTATTTGATATTGTTACGCTCCGTTGGCCTAAAGCCTATCTTTCAAAAGAAAGATAAGGCGCATAAGCCAGTAAAGAACAGAGGCAAGATGTGAGACCCTCGCGAGGTTTATCTTGCCTCTGAACTTTTTCCGGAGCTTTCGACGATTCTTACGTTTCATCTATTCACCCGTACTTTCTCAGGGCAAGCTCCCCGTTTGGCGGTGAACCCTGTTTCACCCGGAGCCCCTTCTGGGTAAATTATACAGTAAATTTGAGTTTAACAAAGCCCCGTTCGCGGGGCTTTTATTTTGGAAAGGAGTGACCGCTTTTGAAACGATATGATAAAAGAGAGGGCGCGGGAAAAATGATGGGGGGCTAAGTGTCTAAGCCTTGCTCTTTTTATTTCCTAAGCATACCTTGAAGAGAGCCAATTAGCCCCGCTAAAGAGATGAGGAATGTGACCCAATTCCCAACGCCGTTGTAGAGCTCAATGGCGGAAGAAATTGTGAGCCATCCGAAAAAAGCTGGAAGCACAACAAGAAAAGACCTTAATAGCAATATCATCAACGCCGCCTCCTAATATCGCAGTTTCACATATTATAAATCTTTATATTAAAAATGGAAGTGATAAATATGGCCGCAGAACATCAGATGTCTTTTGTTCTTGGAGCAGCGCTGGCAGGCTCTTTTGCCGGCACTTTTGGTAAAGCAGGCAATACATTAGGCGAACTACAAAAAAGAATGTCGGAATTGAGCAAAAATCAAGCTCAGCTCAATAAATTTGGCAAGTTACAGGAAAAAGCTAATCAAATGGGCGGTGCGTTTAATGTTGCGCAGCAACAAGCTTGGAATTTAGCCGATAAAATGAGCGTTGCTGTCAATCCTTCCAAAGAATTGACGAGGCAATTTCATACAGCTCAAGATAAAGTCGTGAATCTGGATAGAAAACTGATAGATCAGCGCAATACATTAAATAACCTTAGAACAGAATTATCCGCTGCCGGTTTAGACACAAAAAATTTTTCAAGCGAACAGGCACGCCTATCAGAAGAAACTGAAAAATTAGTTCAAGTTCAGTCACGCCTGCAAGGGGCTCAAATGAGAATTGATTCAGCAAAGCAACGCCTCGCCAGCGCTAAAGGAGAAATATTGGCTTCTGCTGGAATATTGCTAACTTTAGGCAAGACTACGCAAGCTGCCATGAGGTTCGAGTCCGCTATGGCAGATGTAAAAAAAGTTGTGGATTTTGATACTGAAGAACAGTTGCAGCAGATGGGAAATGATATTTTGGCGCTTTCTCGCAGAATTCCGATGACGGCTACAGGGCTTGCTCAAATTGCCGCTTCCGCCGGGCAGGCCGCCATCGCTCGCGAAGACATTGTCCAGTTTACCGAAGACGCGGCAAAAATGGGCGTAGCGTTCAATATTACCGCCGAACAGGCAGGGGACATGATGGCGACGTGGAGAACCGCGTTCAAAATAACGGATCAGCAGCAAGTTGTAGACCTGGCCGATAAGGTTAATCTCTTAGGCAATACAACAGCAGCCACGGCTCCGGATATAGCGAATGTTCTTACGCGTATCGGATCTCTTGGAGAAATCGGCGGGATTGCGTCAGGTCAGATGTCCGCGCTTGCCGCGTCTCTTGTTGCCGCCGGAGCCGCCCCGGATAAGGCTGCTACAGGAATTAAAAATTTTATGCTGGCTTTGACTGCCGGGGGCGCCGCAACCAAAAAACAACAAGCAGCATTCGCAGCCTTGAGTTTTGATTATAAAAAAGTATCAGAATCCATGCAGAAAGACCCGGAGAAAGTCATGATTAATGTTTTAAGGCAAATTGGCAAGTTGGAAAAACACAAGCAAGCGGGAATTATTACACAGCTTTTTGGAAAGGAATCCGTGGCTGCCATTGCCCCGCTTATGACAAACCTTGAAATGTTAGAGGAAAATTTCCGGAAGATTAACAATCCAGATTTATACAAAGGCAGTATGGAAGCGGAATTTCAGGCAAGATCAGAAACAACCGAGAATAGTATTCAGCTTTTGAAAAACAGCTTGACATCACTCGGCGTTACCGTAGGTAATTATTTGTTACCTCCACTCAATATGTTAGCAAAAAGTTTGAGTTTTGTGGTTGAAGGCGCTATAGCTCTTGCTGACCGATTCCCCATAATGACACAATGGATTGTCACAACAGGCGCGGCTTGGGGAACGTGGAAAGTTGCCAAGACAGCGGGAAGCATTGCCAGCACCGCATTAGACCTTTTGTCAGCCAGCAGAGAAAAAGCGGCAATTATTAATGAACTTAGCGGCAAAGTTTCCATGTGGGCGGCGGCGAAAACTAAAATCCAAACCATAGCGGAGTATGGGCGTACCGCCGCGACAAAAGCCGGGATAATGATACAAGACAAGTGGAACGCTGCGATGACGTTCGGCTCAAAATTGCTTGATAACGGAAAACTCATCGCTCGAAAAGGAGTGCAGCTTGCTCTTAACGCCGCGACAAAAGCAGGAATAATGATACAAGGTGCATGGAACGCTACGCTAAAAGCAGGGACTTGGTTATTAGATGCTGGGAAATTGGCTCTTTTTCATGGTAAACAAATCGCTATTGCGGCAGCAACAAAAGTCTGGACTGCTGCACAATGGCTTTGGAACGCTGCCATGAGCGCCAACCCCATCGGCTTGATTATCATGGGCGTAGCAGGCTTAGTTGCCGCCGGATACTGGCTCTATAAAAACTGGGATACTGTCTGCGAGAACATTTCCGCCGCTTGGAATTGGGTTTGGAACGGCATAAAATCATTTTGGAAGTGGTTGACGGGCGTTTTTTCCTGGGATACTTTAGTATCCGGTTTGACAGGCGCGGTTGAGGTGGTGACAAGGTTGATCACAGCCCCATTTGTGGCAGCTTATAACCTTATCGCCGGTTTGTTCAGTTTTTTATTCAGTTCAATAGACAAAAATATCGACGACATTAGTACAAAGCAGATTTCATTGAGCGACAGTCTTTCAATAACAAGCGACGGAACTTATATCATTCCTCATGCGACAGGCGGTATTTTTACCACTCCGCACATTGGCATGGTCGCCGAAGCAGGGGCCGAGGCTATTATACCGCTTACGGACCGCTCACGTGGTATTCCTCTCTGGATGGCCGCCGGCGAAGAAATGGGCATGAAGTTTGGCGGCAACACGACGACCAACAATATGAGCAGTTTATCGCCCACAATCAACATCACAGTCAACGGCGGCGATGACAACATTGCCCAACGTATAGGCGATGAGGTGAGGCGCGTGCTGCGCGATATTCAGGAATATAACGATAGGACTCAGTTAGCATGAAGACTTACAGAACTATTCAGGGCGACACCTGGGACATCATCGCGCTGAGAATGTATCCGAACATCGGCAAAGAAAAGCTGATGCACGTACTTTTGCAGGAAAACCCTGCACATCAGGAGACGGTTATCTTTGAGGCGAACGTTATGCTGCGAATTCCAAAAGTAGATATCCCTGTCGTCTCGTCGCTGCCGCCTTGGAAGCGCGGGTGACAGCAATGGAAGCACAGGCAGCGAGACGCGCAGAAATAATAATAGTCTACGAAGGGGCGGATATTTCAAGGAATATCGCCCCTTATCTTATCTCTTTCAGCTATACGGATAATGCCAGCGACAAAGCCGACGACATTAACATCACACTGGAAGACCGGGAAGGCAACTGGCTTGACCCGTGGTTTCCGGCGAAGGGCGATGTGGTTCACGCGGCTATCGTAACGCACAATTGGCATGGCTCGAATGAAACAGAATCGCTGCCCTGCGGGTCGTTTGAGATTGACGACATTGAATGTTCCGGGCCTCCGACGCAGGTTCAAATCAAAGCCGTTTCAACGCTTATCTCAAAATCCATGAGGCAGGAACAAAAAACAAAGGCATGGGAAAACGTGAAACTCTCCGCCATAGCGGGAGACATTGCCGAAAAGAACGGATTGGCGTTTTTTTGGGATTCTCCGAATGACCCGCTTTTCGAGCGCCGCGACCAGGTAGAAATGTCAGACTTAGGGTTCCTGCAAAAACTTTGCCGGGATTACGGCATAGGGATTAAGGTCGCGGACGGGCAACTTGTCTGTTACGACGAGGAAAAATACGAAGAGCGGGCAGCGGTCGGCACATTGGAAAAAGGCGATAAGCGCATTAAAAATTACCGGTTTCGCAAAAAAACCCGTGGCACTTATAAAGGGGCGCGGATACAGTATCACGATCCCTTAAAAGATGAAACGTTCGAGGTCTATACGTCAGGCGACGCGGAAGGAACTGGAGAAGACCTCGTTCTCAATCAAAAAGCCGATACGCTGGCGGATGCTGAAACAATCGCGGAAAAGAAATTGCACGATGCCAATAAAAAAGAGACAACCGGCTCAATAACGTTGGTTGGCGATATGCGATTTCTGGGAGGAAATAATGTTGAAGTCATCGGCTGGGGAAAATTTGACGGTACGTATTTTATTGAGAAAGCGAGCCATAGCATCAACAAGGGGAGCGGATACGTAACCTCTTTGGAATTACATCTGGGCGGCCCGAAAGAGAAAAAGGGCAAAAAGCAATACGGCCCGTTATATGACCCGCTGGACAGCAGATTTGACGTCTACGGCAAGGAAGAAGGAGAGTGATTGAAAATGAAAAATTCTGAGTCATCCTGCGTTGGGCGTTTCGGTTATGTTTCAGCTTACGACGCGGAGCGCCATATGGCAAGAGTGAAATTTCCAGACAAAGACAACCTCGTTTCAGGATGGCTTCAGGCGGGAGTCCCTAATACGGAAAAAAACAAAGACGAAATCCATTTGGATATAGATGAACACGTTTTTTGCGTAATGCTTGGCAACGGGTTAGAGCGTGGGATTGTTCTTTGTTCTATATATGACGATAAAAACAAGCCGCCGTTGGGAGACAAGGATGTCCGAAGAACAGAGTTTGAGGACGGCACAGTGGTTCAGTACAGCCGATCAGTGAATGTGCTTTTAATTGATTGCTCCAAAAGTGGAGGGGCGGTTTCCATCATTGCTCCTGGAGGTGTATCAATTCAAGGTGACGTTGATGTGCAAGGCAACATCAACGCTTCAGGCAGCATCATTGACGCGGCTGGTAACACTAATCACCACGGGCACTAAAGCCTTAACGGAGGTAATACATGATTGGGAGTCTTGGCGATGTAGTCTTTGAGGTTTCTTCCGAGTCTGTTAAAACGTTTAACGGGCTCAATATGCAGTTCAGCGCGAAATACGCCCAGCATGACGTTCACGGCGGAAAAGGATTGCTGGAATTTACCGGGCTTGACCCGACAAAGTTGAATTTTAAAATTCGATTGGACACAGCGCTTGGCATTGATCCTAAAGAGGAATTAAAAACATTGAGAGAGATTTTAGAATCCGGTAAGGCTGTGCCGTTCATTTTAAACGGAGAACCGCAGGGAGAAGGGCTTTGGGTAATAGAAAGTTTGGGAGAGAATCATAAAATATTGAATAACTCAGGCGCTTTGATTTTGGCGGAGGCGTCTTTGAGCCTGAAAGAATACATAGAGGACGGTGAATAAAGATGGAGTTTGACATTACGGCAACCTTGGAGGAAATCAATTTCGCTCCTGCGAGTCTTGAAGAGGAAATCATCCAGAATGTTAGAACCATCTTTACAACGGCTAAATACAGCGTTCCTCTGGATCGATTATTCGGCATGGATACCACCATGCTCGACCACCCGACACCAAAGGCAATGGCTGCGCTTCAAGCAGAAACCATTATGGCTATCCATAAATATGAGCCCCGCTGTCGCGTGACAAAAGTAAATTTCGACGGCGATTTAGACGGAAGGTTGGTTCCGAGAGTGAGGGTCAAGATCAATGAAAAGTGATTTGTTTCCAACGCTGCCTGATATTTCTTTTGCGGAGCGTGATCCGGCAATAATTGAGCGAGAGTTGATTCGCGGGTACGAAGACGCCTATAGACTTCAGTATGGACAGGAAAGAAAACTTTTCCCGGGTGACCCGATACGCCTTTTCCTAAATACCATAGCTTTTAAATTGATTCAGCAGCGACAGCTTATTAACAACGCCGGAAAAATGAATCTGCTGGCGTACGCGCGAGATGAATACCTTGACCATTTGGGAGCCCTGTTGGGTGTGTATCGGCTTCCGGCGCAGTCTGCTTTGACGACGCTGAAGTTTACCTTATCCACGTCCCAAATTGGAGTTTCCGTTATCCCTGCGGGAACAAGAGCAACGCCGGGGGGAGGGGACATCGTCTTCGCAACATTAACCACTGCGGAAATACCGGAAGGCGCGAATGAAGTCGAAGTCCCAGCGCATTGCTTGGTATCAGGAGTTTCCGGTAATGGTTTTGTGCCGGGGCAGGTCAGGAAGATCGTAGACCCATTCCCGTGGCAAATGGGTGTTGAGAATGTTACTGTTTCCTCCGGTGGCGCCGACATCGAATCCGACGAGAATTTCCGCGAGCGCATACAGATAGCGCCTGAATTATTTTCCGTCGCGGGGCCGAGGGGCGCGTATGAATACTGGGCGCGATCGGCACACCAAAGCATAATAGATGTTGACGTAATCGGCCCGCCGCAGATAGAGCCGGGGCATGTGGAAATATATCCACTGATGCGCGGCGGGGAAATTCCGACGCAGGACATTTTGGATTTAGTTTACAAAACCTGCAACGCTGAAAATGTGCGGCCATTGACCGATTATCTGAGCGTACTGCCGCCGATAAAAACAACTTATGACCTGAACGTGACATATTGGATCAACCGCTCTCGTGCAACTCAGGCAGTGGCAATCCAAACGGCAGTGGAGAAGGCTGTGCAGGATTGGATCGTATGGCAGAAATCAAAACTCGGTCGAGACTTAGATCCGTCCGTATTAAATCACTTAATGGTCGCAGTTGGCGCAAAACGCCCGGAGATAATATCGCCTGTGTTTACCGTGCTCGAATATGCCGAGCTTTCAGTACCGGGGGAAATATCCGTTACTTTCGGAGGACTTGAAGATGAGTAAGGATATTTACAGTATTTCCCTGCGGGACATCATTCCTCCATCAATCATAAATGACCCGCAGGTTCAGGCAATCATAGATGCGCTTGACCCCGAACTTCAAAGCGTCTCCCAAGACACCAGGGAGGCGCTTATTATTTCGCGGATCGACGAATTGTCGGAAGAAATCCTTGATCTGTTAGCTTGGCAATGGCATGTGGATTTTTATGAGCCGACGACATTGACGCTTGCGAGCAAGCGCCGGATTGTTAAATCCGCGATAAAACTTCATCGCTTAAAGGGTACGCGGCAGGCAATTGAAGAGGGATTGCGAACTATAGGGGTTGAATCGAAGGTGATCCCGTGGTTTGAAATGGAGCCAAAAGGCAAACCTTACACATTTGCGCTTGATGGGTGGTTGATGGAGGATTTTCGCACTGACGGCAGTGGATTTCTTGACAAAGATACTATGAGCCTTATCCGAAGAATGATCGACGAGACAAAGAGTGTGCGCGATGGACTCTTAGATATAACTCTCGGCATTGGATTTGATGACCACGTCGAAGTAAC